TTTAGGCGACAAAGCTTATGATATACTACTAGCTGTCAATACACGTTATAACTGGTGGCGTCATAGGTTAGGATTTGGTTACTGGAGCCTTAGCAAGTACCTAAAACATAAGGTTAAACGAGCTATAGACTTTATGTTTCAGTTTGAACTCAACCTAGCTAACTACTGTATTCGCAAAAATTTTGATGGTGTTATTTGTGGTCATATACACAGATCAGAAATTAAGTGGCTAAATGGTGTTTGGTATATGAATAGTGGTGACTGGGTTGAGTCATGCACAGCACTTGTAGAACACCACAGCGGTCGCTGGGAAATAGTAGAGTGGCACGAACTAAAAACTGAAGAAACTGTACAATGAAGTTTATCTTAGACTGTGACACTATAGACACTATAGATCCAAAAGATATTTGGATTATTGATAAATTTATACTAGCTAAACGATTAGGCTATATATGTGGACCTGCTGGTGTACTACCACCACGAGAAGATCAGTATATTGTACGTCCTTGTATTAACGTTAGAATGCTTTCTCGCGGTGCTAAATTTATGTGGCTAAATACTCTAGATGATATTATACCAGACGGATTTTTTTGGTGTGAGATATTTAAAGGACGTCACAGAAGTTTTGACTATAAGTGGGGTAAACAAATATTAGCTGTAGAAGGTTTTAGAACTGATTCTAATAGACTAGATAGATTTAGTCACTGGACTAAGATTAGTGATCTGTTTATATTACCAGATTTTATACAAGAAATAGCTAGTAGATATAAGTGGTTTAATGTTGAGGTTATCGGTAACAATATTATAGAAGCACATTTTAGATATAACGATGATTTTGCTAATCATACAGCAACAACTATTATTCCCATCTGGAAAGAACAATTCTACGCTAGCCAAGAAGGTGATAGGCTAGGATTTTTATTAAAATATGATGAAGAAAATACTAGTAATAACAGATAATTTACCAGATCAAATAAATGGAGTAGTTACTACTTACAAGAATTTAACTAAAGTTGCACTAGAAAATGGTTACGAAATTAGTTATATTGATCCTACAAACTTCTTATATATAAACTGTCCTGGTTATACAGAGATTAAACTTGCCCTACCAGTTAACATAGGCAAATTAATTGCTAGTATAGATGCAGACTACTATCACATAGCCACAGAAGGGCCTATAGGACTAGCGGCTAGAGCATATCTTACAAGTCATGGTATTAAATATAATACTAGCTATCATACTAGATTTCCTGAACTTTTAAAAACACTACTACACATACCACTGTGGTTAAGTTGGCGATATATTCGTTGGTTTCATAAGCATAGTGGCCGTTGTTTAACTACTACAAAAAGTGTTGTTAATGAATTAAAATCTCAAGGAATTGATAATGTTGTGTGCTGGACGCGTGGAGTAGATACTAGTCTATTCAATCCACAGCCTAGACTACCAAAATCCTACAAAACATTATTATGTGTTAGTCGTGTTAGCTGTGAAAAAAATCTAGAAGATTTTTGTAAGCTACAAATACCTGGTACTAAAAAGATCCTAGTAGGTGGCGGACCACATCTTAGCTATTTACAGCAACACTATAGTGATGTTGAATTTGTAGGTATGAAAACTGGTAGTGAGTTAGCTAGCTACTATCAACAAGCCGACGTATTTGTATTTCCGTCGCGCTGGGATACCTTTGGTATTGTTATGTTGGAGGCAATTGCTTGTGGCACACCTATAGCAGCCTATCCCTGCAATGGTCCACTAGATGTTGTTGAGTGTGGAGTTAATGGTTACTTAGATGAAAATTTACATCTAGCTGTTCAAGATTGTTTTAGTTTAAATAAAGCGCATATATACCTATCTAGTCGTCGTTGGACTTGGCAAAGTTGCTGGGATATTTTTCACCAAAATTTAGTGGAGCCAACATGACAACACATCTACCAGCTGAAACTGTTCGTATAAGTCCCGAAGCCTTAGAAATTGCTAACTGCTATCTTCAACTGCAAGATGCTAGAAAAGTTGCTGAGCAATTAGACTTAGATCAAGATCTAGTAATTACTACACTAGCTAGGCGAGAAGTACGTGGCTATATAGATCAAGTATTTTTTGACACTGGCTACAACAACAAATTTTTAATGCGTCGTGCTATGGATGCACTAATACAGCAAAAGTTTCAAGAGCTGGAGGAGTCGGGAGTAGGTTCTAGTAAGGATATTGCTGAACTACTCTCCTTATCACATAAAATGTCAATGGATTTGTTAGATCGTGAAATACAACTAGAAAAGTTAAAACAAGGTACAGGTCCGCAAAAGCAGGTTAATGTACAAATTAATGAAAGTGATGGTTCAAAGTACGGTCAACTTATACACAAGCTAATTAGTGGTGAAGGTATATAATGCTTACTGTAAGTCGCGAAGATATTGAACTAGATTTTATACAAGAATTTAATGCTGCAAGTAGATTTATTAAATTACCTATAGAAAACTATTTAAAACTACTTAATTTATGGGACACTATTAACAGACCCCAAATCGCACTAATTAATAGTGTCAACAATCCTAAATATCGTTTTATTTGCTGTGCGCTTGCACGTAGACTAGGCAAAACCTATATTGCTAATATAATTGGTCAACTAGTAACACTAGTGCCTAATAGCAATGTTTTAATAATATCGCCTAACTATAATCTTAGTAGTATAAGTTTTGAACTACAACGTAGGCTAATAAAACACTTTGACCTAGAAGTACAACGTGATAATCTTAAAGATAAGGTTATTGAGCTACAAAATGGTAGTACTATTAGAATGGGCTCGGTTAGCACAGTTGATAGTACCGTAGGTCGTAGTTACGATCTTATTATATTTGATGAAGCTGCACTGTCGGATCGTGGTGAAGAAGCTTTTAATATAGCACTACGCCCTACACTAGATAAACCTACAGCAAAAGCCATATTTATTAGTACACCACGTGGACGTAATAACTGGTTTTCAAAGTTTTGGCAACGTGGATTCGACCCTAAATTTAAAGAATGGTGTAGCCTACAAGCTGACTATACTGAAAACTTACGCATGGCTGAGTCTGATGTGGAGGAAGCTCGCAGATCAATGACTAAGGCGGAATTTGAGCAGGAGTACTTAGCTAGTTTTACTACGTTTGAGGGTCAGATTTATACTGATTTTAAACAAGACTATGTTATAGATGAACTTCCTAGTACTATACGAGGCGAAGCTATTGCTGGTTGTGATCCAGGCTATCGTGATGCTACTGCCTGGATAAACATTGTCTATGACTTTAACAGTGATATATTCTATATTGTAGAAGACTACCTAGAAGCAGAACGTAGTACTAGTGAGCATGCTAAATATTTTAGTAGTATGATTGAGCGCTGGCGTATAGAAATTGTTTTTATTGATAGTGCAGCAGCACAATTTGCTAGTGATCTTGCCTATAGCTATAATATAGCTACTACTCGTGCTAAAAAAGATGTACTACCAGGTATTCTTTATATACAAACATTGATAAAACAAGGTAAACTACTAGTTGTACGTAATTGTACTCATGTACTAGCTATGCTAGATCAATATCGCTGGGACGATCGTGAAACACTAACACGTGAAAAACCCAAGCATGATCAATATAGTCACATAGCTGATGCACTTAGGTATGCACTATATACTTATACTGTGTAGGTATAGAAATTTAGTTATTGACACTATTATAGCTTTTAGGCTATAATAATGAAAATTATGAGAGGTTTAATTTGGCAGTTAATACAAATAAACGTATTGCCGTAAAGTGGATTAGGGACAAGGCTAAACGTGCCTATGAAAAAGACACACACTGCTATATATGTAAAACAACTAGTGAACTTGAGCTTCATCATCTCTACAGCATAACTTGGCTGCTAGAGTCTTGGGCACTTAAAAATAGCATAGATATAAGCACTGATCAAGCTGTACTAGAAATTCGAGATCGTTTTATTAGCGAGCACCAAGTAGAAATATATGAACTTGTATATACCCTATGCAATCGTCATCATGTTCAACTGCATGGCATCTATGGCAAGTCACCTAGCCCTAGTAGTGTAGCTAAGCAAAAACGCTGGATTGAACTACAGCAAGAAAAGCATAGTAGCGGTGAAAGTAATTTTCGTGGCAGTAGCTATAATTCCTACTTTTCACAGTTCTTAGGAGGAACTGATGGCATTAGAAAAGATTCGTAACTGGATTATAAACAAACTTAATCCAGCTCAAAGTAGTATTGCCTACGAAGAAGGTACGCATATATCTACTACTCAAAAGATTAGCTATCAGCAAGCATTTCGCGAATTAGACAGTGTTCGTAGATCTGTTACTATGCTAGTAGATGCTTGTAGTAGCTTAGACTATGATATTAAAGATAAAGTAACAGATGGAGTAGTTAATGGTGTTCGTCAAAAAACACTAAATACACTACTAAACTACAGACCTAATCCCTATCAGTCAATACAAGAATTTCGTCAAGCAATATTTTTAGACTTTGTACTAGAAGGTGATGCATTTATCTACTGGGACGGTACATTTACATACCACCTACCAGCTCAGAATGTGCAAATTATAACAGATATTAAAACTTTTATAAATCACTATAAGTACATGGGTACTGTAGATTTTGCCGAACAAGATGTATTTCATTTTAAAGATCATCACTCACAATCAATTTATCGTGGAACTAGTAGACTAGAAGCTTGTCAAAATAATATTAGTGTTTTACAATCTATGCACGAGTTTCAAAAGAACTTTTTTGATAATGGTGCTATGTTTGGTGTAGTACTTACTAGCGACAATGCACTTAGTCAACTAGCCAAAGAAAAAACTTATGAATACTGGCGTCAACGCTATAATGTTAAGGGCGGCGGACGCAAGCCTATTATACTAGATAATGGATTGAAGCCACAAAATCTAAATCAAACTAACTATGGTGATTTAGATTTTGATCAAGCTATTACAAAACACAGTGAGCGTATAATGAGTACTGTAGGTGTTCCACCTCTACTACTACAAGGCGGTAATAATGCTAACATTTCCCCTAATTTGCGCTTATTTTACTTGGAAACAGTATTGCCAATTGTTAAAAAGTATATATCCTCAGTGGAGCGATACTTTGGATATGACGTGGAAGCCATAACATCAAACGTAAGCGCACTACAACCAGATCTAGATCAAATAGCAAAATATCATTCAACACTAGTAAATGGCGGCATTATAACCCCAAATGAAGCCAGAAAAGAATTACGTTACGATCCTAAACCGGATAGTGACACATTAAGAATTCCTGCTAATATAGCAGGTTCAGCTGCAGATCCCTCGCAAGGTGGGCGTCCAAAGCAAACTGGGGAGTAACATGGAAAAAACATTTTACTTGCATAGCAAGTTTACAGCCAAGGCATTGCCTAGCGACAATGGCGAAAATAGTATTAGCATAGAAGGTTATGCTAGCACTGTAGAGGTAGATCGCCAAGGAGATGTTGTTCCAGCAGGTGTATGGGAAAAGGGATTAAGAAATTATTTAAAAAATCCTGTTATCTTAGCTTATCATGATCACACACAACCTATTGGTCGTATGATTAGTCATAGGATTGATGAAAAAGGTTTGTGGATTAAGGCAATAATAAGTGATGCAGCTGGCAATATCTACAAGCTCATTAAAAACGGAATTTTAAGTGCTTTTAGCATTGGGTTTCAGGTACGTGATGCCGAGTATAATTCTAAAGCAGAAGTATTTATGATTAAAGATCTTGAACTACATGAAATTAGTGTAGTTAGTGTTCCTGCAAATCAGAGTACTCTTTTTAGTTTGTCCAAAGCATTTGATAATGCTGAGGAATTTGAGTTATTTAAACAACAATTTGTAACCGAAAGCGAATCAGCTAAAGAGCTAGAATCCTCTAGGGAAACAAATTTAAGTAAAAAGGAAGAATGGACTATGGATCCTAAAGAATTAGAGAAATTACTAGCTGATACATCAGCTAAGGCTGCTGAAGCTGCTGCTAAAGCAGTTATTGAAGCTCAAGTTAAAGCTGCTCAAGAAGCTGCTCAAAAAGAGCGTCAAGAAGCCGAACTAGCTGCTAAAGTTAAAGCAGCCGTTCAAACCGTTGATACAGGTGCAGAAAAGCTATTAGCAGAAGTTGAAAAACGTCTTGCTGATCAAGCTGCTGAGCAAACAAAAGCATTTGAAGGTCTACAAACCGCACTAAAAGAAAAAGCCGCTGAACTAGAAGCTATTCAGCGTAGCAAAATGCAATTTAGTGAAACTAAAGCCCAAGAAATGAAGTATGAAGATAAAGAAAAGGCTGTTTTACTAGCAAAAGCCATGGGTCGTACTATTGAAAACACCAAGTTTGGTGCCGAAATGATACAAAAGTATGGTCAACATCTACCTAGCGCAACCTGGGAACTAGAAGTTAATCTAAATCTAGAATCTGAAGTTCGCCGTCGCCTAGTTATGGCTCCCCTATTCCGTAACATTAATATGCAAACTAATGTTATGACAATTCCTGTTAATCCTGAAGCAGGTGTTGCTACTTGGGTTACAAATAGTCAGTTTGGTACTAGTAGTAGTGCTGGTGGTACAACTGCAACAACTGGCTATACTCCTGGTGTTGCCAGCCCACACGCACTTAAGGAAATTACTCTTAATGCTTATAAAGTTGCTACAAACGAATACTTAGCCTACGAAGAAGAAGAGGATAGTCTTATTGCCCTAATGCCTATCATTCGTGAAGCAATGGTTCGTCGCCTAGCACGTTCAGTTGATCGCGCCTTTTTACGCGGTGCTGGTGCCGGTAGTGATCCTGTTAAAGGCATTGCTACCTGGGATGCTCTTGGTACTGATAACGTTACACCTAGCATAGCCGGTGCTGCCAAAGTTACTGTTGCTGATCTACGTACTCTACGTCGCGGACTAAATACTTGGGGTTTAGATCCTGCTGAGATTGTTTATGTTGTTAGTACAGAAATCTACTACGACTTACTAGACGACACAACATTCCAAACAATAAACCAAGTTGGTCCTGCAGCTACATTACTAACAGGTCAAATTGGTAGCGTTGGTAACAGCCCTGTACTAGTTAGTGGAGAATTTGATAGCAAAGCAGCTACAGCTGTTGGTGCTGTTTGTTTTGCACCTGCTAACTTTTTAGTTGGTAATCAGCGTGGTGTTCGCGTTGATACACAAGAACTAGTTGAAACTCAGCGCCGTGTATTTGTAGCTAGCCTACGTACTGGTCTTACACAACTAACTACTAACCTAGGTAGTGGTGTTAATAAATTAGTTTGGGCAACTTAATTCTTAGCTTTGACAGGGTTCTTACGAGCCCTGTCTCTAAAGCCTACTAATAAGTAGGCTTTAGAGACATTATATGAGGTAATTATGGCTGACGATTTAGTAACTAGAGCAGAGTATAAAAATTATTTGGGAATTACCAGTACAAACAAAGACCAAGAGATTGATTTTTTAATTCCTAAAGTTAGTAGTTTAGTAAAAACTTATTGCCGCCGTACTTTTATTGATTATTATAATGATGCAAAAACAGAAATATTTGATGGTGGATTCTCAGAATTAATACTAAAAGAAACTCCAGTTGTTAGTATACAAGATGTAAGTATTAGTACAAATTATGGTCAAACTTATACAAAACTAATTAAGTATACAGACTGGATTGATGATGGTGACAAAATTCGTAGTACTAGTTTAGGAATATTTACTAAATATATAAAAGGTTATCGTGTAATATATACTGCAGGTTTTGATACAGTACCAGATGATCTTAAATTAGCTGTACTAGATCTTGTTGAATACTACTCAAAAAATAATAGTGCTGTGCATGTAAACCGTGATATAGCTCCTAATATTACACAAATACAATATGTAGCTAGTACAAGTTTTCCTGCACATATTAAGCGTATACTTGATCAATATGTGGCGGATTATACATAATGGATTTAGGTCAGTTTTCTCAGTTTTTAATTGGTTCAGCATTAGCACTAAAAAAAAGTAAAGATGCTAGAACAATACAAAATGCTTCGGAAGATTTTTTAGCTAAAGCAATTGGTGATAGACAAAAAGGTACTAGTTTACGAACAATTATTGAATCACATCTGCCAGTAATATACGTATTAAATTGCGATACAATTATTGCAAATATGGTAGAAGGTATGCGCGAAAGTAGATTATCTGGTAAATATGATGATTATATATTTGGCGTAGTTACAGATGAAGGCACAATATTTTCAATAGATAAAGAATTTAATACTCTAGCTATAAATAAAATATTACAGTTTGAAACAATTTATAGTAATACTAATAGTACTGAATATAGAGAATTACACATAAAACTGCACAAAAGTTTAACTACTAAATTTTCTACAACATTAAATACTAAAAGATTTGCAAGAGTAGTAATAAAAACATTACGACGACTAAATAATCTAGCAGCTACAGCAGTACCAGCAGCAGTTTCAAGCGGTATAACGATAGATCCAGAAACTGCAACAAGAGACTTAGGTACAAAATTTAGACAAGATATACAAACTTTATTGCCTGCCAGACTAGATGATGCAACAGCTAGTAATATATTAGATGGTTATCAAACTGATAATCATATTGTAGTTTTAGTAGATTCCTATCCTAGAGCGGTAAAGCTAGTAAATGAGGCATTACTGGATGATTTACGCAAAGCTTTAGAAAACCTAGATGTAGTAGCTGCTCCAGATTTTGCAGCAGGTAGCTTTAGTGCAGCTGGACATACTGGAGTTATAGTTAAAGAAGGTGGAGTTACAGAAGTAGTAGGTATAAATACTCCATTAACACAAAGAATACTAGTAGCTAGTCTAGCAGAGCAAAGTCCTCAAAGAGTAAATTTTAATAATTTTGTGCTAAATACTGATCATGTAAATTATTCAGTATCAATAAATAGAAAGTACAGTGTTTTTGCTCAAACTCTACTTTCAATGAACTTTTCTGTTATGGTTCCAATGGTTAGTTACTATAACAGTACTAAATTAGTGGATCAAGAAACTAGAGAAGCAGACAAAGCTGTACAAGCGGCTTTTAGTAAAACTAGACAACAATTATATAATAGTTGGCAAAGACTACTATCCAGTAAACAAGTACTAAGAACTATTTTTAGTGGTTTACGATTTTCTCCTACTCTTAAAGAAGTATTAAGCCAACAATTTAATGACATTCTTAAAACTGGTAAGACTAAAACAGTAACAGGTACAAATATTCTTAAAAAACAAGGTAGTGGTTTAAAAAAAGTATCTAGTACATTAAACACAAAATTAAATAGTTCTATAAATAAAGCAAAAGTGCCACCAACTAAAAAAATTAGTCAAACCTTTACTAAACCAAAACTAGATACCACGCCAGTATCACTGTTAAATCTACTACAAGCAAATTTAGTAGAACAAGTTAAACGTAATATGGGCTCAGGAAATCGCCGAGATATATTAAATCTACAAAGCGGCAGATTTGCTGAAAGTGTTATGGTTACTAAAATTTCTAGTGGCAGACAGGGTATGATTACAGCATTTTATAGTTATATGCGTAATCCTTATGCAACTTTTAGTACTGGAGGTAAACAACAATATCCTCGTACTAGAGACCCTAAACTGTTAATAGCAAAATCAATTAGAGAACTAGCCAAACAACAAATGATTACTAAAATAAGGGCTGTTGAAAGATGAGTCGCAGAGTTAGCATAGTAAAAGCCCTAGCAGAAACTTTTAAAGTTATAGATGGCACTAATCCCTACACAACAAATCTACAAAATAATAGTTATGCTAAATTAAAGTTTTGGGATGAAATACAAGACTTTCCTGCTGTTTATGTACATCCTACAGGCGAAACACGCGATTACTTACCAGGTAGTTTTGTATGGGGTTTACTAGGTGTATCTGTTAAAGTTTATGTAAAAAGTGAAGATAGTTCACAAGAACAACTAGAACAACTACTTAGTGATTTAGAAATTTGTATAGATGCTAATAGAATCTTAAAATATGATGCAACAACTCAATATAGCACAACTGAAATAGAAATACAATCTATTACTACAGATGAAGGATTGTTGTCTCCATATGCAGTTGGTGAAATTAACTTACAGATCCGCTATCAGATACTGTAAGCAACCGTGCTAATTTGCTGATAACAGATAAATATCTCGTAAATGCAATATGCACCTAACAATAAGGAAGTGAGATATGAGTTTTAATCTAATTCGTAACGCTAGAATGTTCTTTACAAGCAATGTGGATGTAAACACAGGTGTTGTAAAGACCACAGGATTTACAGCTGCTAATACAAAAGAAATTCAAGTATTAGATGGTTTAAGTTTTAGTCAAGCTACAGGTAGTGAAACAGTAACAATTAATGAAGCAGGTACAAGTCCTATTCGTGGTCAACGTAGTTTTAATACTAGTCTAGATCCTGTAGAGCTTACCTTTAGTACCTATATTCGTCCATTTTTTAAAGAAGGTACTTCATCACTAACAGCATATGACTCAGATGATGTTATTGAAGCTGAAGAAGATGTTCTCTGGAATGCATTTGCAGCTGGTTATATAGATGGTAGTACTGAATTAATTAGTACTACACCTACAGCTAGTGCTGGTACTTATTCAGGTAGCGCAGCTTGGGTTCAATATGCTGGTACAACTGGTACAGAACCAAAAAGTGTACTAAGTTTTACAAACAGTGGCAAAAATCAAATGCAAAAATTTGGTATGATTATTATACTAGATGCTACTAGTTATATAATTGATAATTGTGTTCTTGATCAAGCTACCATTGATTTTGGACTAGATGCTATTTCTACAATTGCTTGGACAGCTCGTGGTAGTATATTACGTAGTATAGATGGTGTTGCTAGCACTGCTAGTCCAGTAGTATTTAGTGGTACATATTTTACTGGTACTGCTGGCTCAAATGTAGCTAAAGCTAAAGTAACTACTGCCCCATTTTTAGCTAATAAACTAAGCGTTATTGAAATTACTAGTGGTATTGGTACTGGTGGTACAGCTTATACACTAGCACTAACAGGTGGTAGTATTACTCTGGCTAATAATGTTACTTATTTAACACCAGCTAATCTTGGTACTGTAAATAAACCTTTTACATATTTTACTGGTACACGTGCTATTACTGGCAGTATTAACTGTTATTTACGTGTTGGTACAAATCGTAGTGCACAGCTACTAGCAGATATGTTAACTGGTAGTGCTACAACTATAGAGCCTGCTTTTAAACTTAAACTAAGTATTGGTGGTGCAGATACTGCTACAACTACTAGAGTTGTGCTTAACTTACCATCTTGTGTATTAACAATTCCTACTATTAATACTGAGCAAGTTGTTAGTTCAACAATTAACTTTACTGCTCAAGGAGCTAGTAGTGGTGCATTTGCTATTGATCAAAATAACGAAGCTACTATTACTTATTATTCAGCTAATACCACAATTTAATAAATTAAGGGGGCTTAAGCCCCCACAACCAAGGATTTAATATTTATGTCGTCAGTATCACTTAAAAACATGCTCGTTCCTAGCAAGGAAATTACTGTAGAGTATCCAGGTATGCCAGGTTTTGAGGTTAATATATGTTTTTTATCTAGAGAAACACTACAAACAATTCGTAAAAAAGCTACTAAAACTACTTTTAAAAATCGTCAACCTGTTGAAGAATTAAATGATGATTTATTCTTAGAACTATACGTGCGTGGTTCAGTTAAAGGTTGGTGTGGACTTAAACTGCGCTATCTTGAACAACTAGCACCAGTTGACGTTACTGATCAAGATCCTGAAAGCGAACTTGAGTATACAGATGAAAATGCTCTCTACTTAATGAAAAGTTCAGTAAATTTCGACAGTTTTATTAGCGAAAAAGTCACTGATTTGGGAAACTTTTCCAAGAACAAATAGATCAGATAAATAGTCTACTAGAAAATTATTTTGAAAATAATGATATTGGCATGACTAAAGATCAGTACTATGAAATGTGTAATATGATTGGTACTGATCCTGTTGATAGTGATATACCTATAGAATTTGAAGACTTACCAAATTTTATACAAAATACTTTTAATATCTATACTTTTTTAGGCGATCGCTGGGAAGGTATGAGCGCTACTTTTATGGGCAAAGATTATTCAATAGTTTTTAACTTATTTGAAATATTTGAAGTTGAAAATATAGCTGAAAAACAGTTAATGCTTAGAATTATGTCTATTATTGATAAAATTAGAAGTAATATTATAACTAAAAAATACAAGCAACATGAAACAAAAAAACCTAGTACGTAAAACTACTAGGTTTTTTATTGTTTAAGAAATGTGATATTGATATTTTTCTGCTTGTGTGTTATAATTAAACTAAAATTAAAACTGGTAGTTATATTAACTACCTTTAAAAATCCGCCTAGGAGAACAAATGGAAGAAGGCGTAATTACAGCAAGGCTAAAACTCCAAGCTGAGGGTGTAAGAGAAACTGCTGAACAAACTGGTTCTATTCGAAATAATCTCGATCAAGCTACTCAGTCTATGGAACGTTTCAATCGTGCTGCTGGTGGAGCTCAAAAAGTTCGTGCTGCTGCAATGAGTGGAGCAACTAATAGTAGAGAAAATCTTGAGTATAATCAAATGCGCGGCATTGCTGGTGCTACAGGTGCTGCTAGTCGTGATTTTGCAGAACAATCTCGCGGATTGGGTGGATTAGTACGCTTATACGCAACGTTTGCAGCTAATATCTTTGCTGTTAGTGCTGCTTTTAATGTATTACGCGATGCAGCTAATACTAGTAGTCTTATTGACGGTTTAAATACACTTGGTGCAGTAAGTGGAAAATCGTTAGGCTCACTTAGTAAACAATTAGTACAAGCTAGTGATGGAGCTATTAGTTTAAGTGAGGCAATGAGTAGTGTTGCTATGACTAGTAGTGCCGGTATGACTAGTCAAAATATACTTCGACTAGGTGCTATAGCAAAAAATGCTAGTATTGCACTAGGCATTAGTATGCCTGATGCACTCAATCGTCTTAGTCGTGGTGTGACTAAACTAGAGCCTGAATTATTAGATGAGCTAGGTATTTTTACTAAGATAGAACCTGCTACACAAGCTTATGCACTGCAATTAGGTAAAGCTGTTAGTCAATTAACAGATTTTGAAAAACGTCAAGCTTTTGCTAATGCTGTTGTTAAAGAAGGCGAAGAAAAATTTGCAGCACTAGCAGACTCTAAAGCTAATCCATATGATAAACTTTTAGCAAGTTTAAAAAATGTAGCTTTTAGTGGATTAGAGTTACTAAATACAGTATTAAAACCAATTGTAGAAATATTAGCATCTAGTCCCACAGCATTAGCACTTGGTTTAACTGCTATAATTGCAGCTATTGTTAAAAAAGCATTACCAGCTGTAGCAGATCTTAGAGCTGCATTTGGAAAAACTTTAGAGCGTCAAGCAGAAGAAACTACTCAAAAATTAGACTTTTTGAAAAAGGGTTATGACGCTCTTACTCAGTATACTATAAAATCTGCAACAGATGCAGCTGATGCTAGAGTTGCCGCCGTTGATAAAGCAGAAAAGAAAATATTAGAATTTTATAAAAATACTGCTGCAAATACACCTCAAGGAGCACTACTAACTCCACAACCAGCATTTAAACAAATTTTACAAGACAATCCACTTGAATTAACTCAAAAAAGTCTAGCAGAATTAAAAGTAGCACATGCAGATTATGTAACACAAGTAACTAGTGGTAATAGAAAATTAACAGAGCAAGAAAAAACAAGAATTGGATTGGAACAAGAATTTATAAATACTCTAGAAACACAACTAGCTGGTGAAGTAAATTTTTCCGCAGTAAGACAAAGAGCTTTAGCAGATGCCGAAAAAGCACTTCAAAGTAATAAATTAGCTCAATCATACGAAAAAGATTTACAAGCTATTAAAAAACAAGGTGCAAAAGATAGTATAGTACAAAATGCAAATATGCGTGCAGGTATACTAGGTATTGGTATAGCATTTCAACTACTAAAACTAGATATAGAAAATTCTAATTTATCCTTATCTGATTTTGAAAAACGTATGCTATTAGCTCGTGGTACTGGGGCTATATTAACAGGAAAGTTACTAAGTGGTCTTAATGCTGTTAATGGTGCACTAACAGGTATAGCTATTGCAGCAACAGTATTTTCTTTATTTGAAGCTATATTTAGTAAAAATGAAAAACAAATACAAAAATTTAATGCTAGCCTAGATTCTGTTAATGATTCTGTAGATAACACAAAACGTACACTTGCAGAATTAGACAGAGCAGGATTAACTAAAAGTTTAACAGATCAAGCTATAGCAATTAGTAATGCTTTTACAGAAATTAGTGATAGTGCTAAAAGATTAGTACAAGACGCTAAATTGGCTAAAGAAGCTAGTACTGGTTGGTTTGATACAATTGTAGAAGGATTTAAAGATTTTTTTGGTTATGGTATAGATGATAAAGTTGCCAAAGGTTTAAGCAAACAATTAATTAGTGCATTAGATCTTTTACGTCGTAGTGATATTGATGAAAAATATAGAGAAAGATTTAAAGAACTACTACAAGTAAAAGATCTTAGTGCAGGTACTGTAGAAGATGCTTTAAATAGACTAGGTGAGGGTGTTCGAGAAAGATTTACTAGTTTATTAGAATCAGCAAGAAAAGAATTAGACAAACTTAGAAGTGATTTAGAAAGTTTTAGAGATGCTAGCGATAAAGCACTAAAAAGTTATCAGGAATTTTTACAAAGCACTGCAAGTACTGATCCACTATTTAAATTAGGGGATAGTATGCAAATACTTGCTGATAGTATGATAACTGCTATGAATCGTGGTACTAAAGGTATTATGGCAGCATTTGAAGAACTATCGAAAGATTCTAGAAAAGCCGCATTATTTGGTCCAGAATTTGTAAAACAATTTGTAGAAATAGAACAAGGATTTAAAGAACAAGCTAATGGTATTAGAGCTTATGAAGGAGAACTCAAAAAATATCAGCAATTATTAGATGAAAGCAGATTAAAAGAAAAGAAACTAGCAGAGGAAAGAGAAAAAAATTCACGTGGAAGAATAATTCCAACAAGAGACGAAAACATACAAAAACGAATTACTAAGCAGCTAGAAGATCAAGTAGAACTTTATAAAAATGCAATAAATTATTTACCTACTGATAAAATAGATCGAGGCACAGAACTATTCTTAAAAGGCTTAGATATTGCTTTTGAACAAGGTAGTAAATATATTGCACAAGCAACTGGTAATGCTATGCAACAAGCTAGTATTAATATTGCAAAAGCTCAATCATTAGTATTAAGTGGGGCATTAGCTGTAGAAGAAAGTACTAGAATTAAAATACGAGAAATAGATATACAAATTAATGCTATAAAAACAAATATTGATCTAATAAAAACTAATGAGCTACTAGCAGCTGAAACTAGTGCTTTACGCGCTTCTATAGAATATTCAAGAATTAGTCAAGATAAAAATGCTACAGAAGAAGAAAAACGTTTTGCTTATGAACAAAAAGTAGCTACGGATATAATCGCTAAGGTTCTTAGTGGTACTATGAAAGCCGCAGATATTTTTAAAACTGCAACACAACAATCAGCTAATATAGAAGATAGTCCGGGAGATTCTTCAACAGTTCCAATTGGTACAGATGCTAAAAGAATTGCAAAACAATCAAAATTTGCTGTACAAAATGTACAAACTAAGATTGCTGCTCAAAATGCTAGTTTAATTATAAAACAATCTGAAAAACAGGCAGCATTAATTGAAGGAAATATTCAAAAACAAAGAGCAGCCTTAGCTGATAAAAATAAACTATTGAGTTTAGAAAATGACTATAATCAACTATTAATTTCTAGAAGAGGAATTATTCAATCTATAGCAGGTATTACAACTAAAGAGATAATTCGACAAGAAGGTCAACTAGAGTTAGAGCAATTACGTAACAAACAAGCTATTGATCGTAGTACTATAGAACTTGCTTACCTACAAGCCGCACAAATGTATAGTGAAACAGGAAAACAACAATATGCTGATGAACGAGATAAGCAACAGCAATTATTAAACGCAACAGATAAAAAGAATAAAGCAGAGATAGAGAATCTTAACATTACTATAAAAAAGAGAGAGCTAGATCAAGAAATTTTAGATCTAGGTAAAAAGTATGAGATTAAAAGCTCTAGTATAGCAAAAGAAAATGCTGAAATAGAAGCAGGACTGCAGATAGCTAGAGCACAATTTACTTCAAAAGCAGAACTATATAATTTAGATAAACAATATACTACTAATGTAATAGCTAGAATGGATATAGAAAAATCTAATTTTGAAGCTCAAAAACAAATTACTGATGCAGCACTAGCAGCTGCTAAGGCTAAAGAAGAAGCAGAAATAAAATTAAGTTATTTAAAAGATACTAAAGGTCAAGCGGCATATGAACAGGCAGTAAATGCGGAGCAAGAAAGACAAAATACTTTATTACAGAATAGATTATTTCTTATAACTAGTGAAAGAGATGCGCGTAATCAATTAATAGAAATACAGCGCCAACAAACTATTGAACAAGAAAAACAAAACTATTTGCTTGAACAAGCAGGTAAAATCTCGTCTATTTTAAATAATAATATAAAATTATTAGGATCACGTTTTAGTGGGGCTCTAGGTTCTGCTGTAGAAAATCTTGCACAAATAAATAAAAATGTTGAAAATAATAGAAAAGCACAGGAAACCTGGAATCAGAGTGCAAAAGAATATGGTGATCTTCCACCACCAGACTTTATTGAAGATGGTGAAAGATTGAGAAAAAAAGCTATGCAGGACGAGTTAGCTAATAATGCATTAGCACTATCAAGTACTAAAAATTTATTTAAAGAAAAAACAGCAGCCTATAAAGCATTTGGTGCACTAGAAAAAGCATATCATATAGCTAGACTAATTATGAATGCTAAAGAAATAGCTACTCAAATTGCTAGTACTGTTAGTTTTGTTACTCAAAGTATTACACGTCAAGGTATGGCTGCTGCAGAAGCTGGCGTACTAGGTGTTAAAGCTGTAATTAATGCTA